TTCGAGTCGCTCCCCGACGACGTCCTCTTCGGCTAAGGAACCATCATGGATTTCACCGCAGGCCTATTTGAACACGACGTCGAGTTTGACAACTCGGCTCGTGTCGCTGCCCGCCAGGCCGTCTCGGTCGCGCACAAGCGCGCCAAGGACCGCTTCGGCTCATTCCTGGCAGCAGCCAGCGCTAGCGACTTCCACCAGCGCTGGGCGCTGGTCGAGGACGAGCTAGCCGACGTCGTCGCAGACACAGTCGAGGAATACGGAGGAGACCCCGAGGGTGTTCTCGCTGCCGTCACCTCCGTCCTGGCCGCAGGGGGATTCTGCGACGATTGCCGAAAGTGGAAGAGCGGCCCCAAGAAGGGTTGCGAGTGCGGGTCCGCCAAGGGCACCGAACCTTCCGCAGAGATGGACGACAGCAAGGGCGACGACGAGTCCGGCGACTCGGGTACGATCGCCAAGGTCGCCATGCCGTACGTCAACCAGGACACCGGAAACGAGATCCCGCTCCCTCACGAGGTCGGGCTCCCGAACAACGTCGCGATCCCGGGCGAGCACCCCTGCGGGCACTGCGGCCAGGGCGTCAACAACGTCAGCACCGACGTCGCATGCCCCCACTGCGGACATTCGACCGCGGGTGCCGGGCTGGACCAGCTAAGCCAGGGCCTCGGCGACATGATCAACCCCGGCAAGCCCGCGAACCCGAGCAAGCCGTGGGACCCTCAGCCGGAGGCGGGAGACGGCTTTGACCACTCCTCGGCGCACGTCGCCAAGTGGACGGTCATCACGGCCGACGACAAGACCGGCCTCGGCGGTCCATCGCCCAAGATGGACAAGAAGGAATGGAAGCCCAACGCGCTGAACGACAAGGGCAACCTGAAACCGATCAAGACCGAGGGCAAGGACTCCCCGAACCCGACCGACGATCAGGACATCAGCGACGTCCCGGACCACACCAAGGACCCGCTGGAGCACACCGACGCCGTCGCCAAGCACGACCAGCCGCTCGACAAGGCGCACAAGGAGAAGGCCCAGCACACGGACACGTGGCACGGTAAGGGCGACCAGGCTGACCCGGTCACCTCCGCGGCCCAGGACGTCGACCGGAACCCGCTGCGGGACATGATCGAGCAGGGCGTCGTCCCCGACGCGCAGATCCAGGCAGCAATCTCGCAGTTCGAACAGCCTTAGCAAGAGAGGCCTTCGCCAGAAGGATTCGCTGAAGTACCGAGGCCCCGCCTGAGTGCGGGGTCTCTTTTTGCCGTTTTCCGGCGCCGAAAACTCGTGCCGATTTCGGGCCTCGGGGCTCTAACTCGTCCAAAGACTCCGCGTAAGGGGCAATGGCGAACGACCCCACCAACACCCGGCGGATGGACGAGATCGTCCGCAACCTTCAGTCGCGCGGCGTCTCCCTGCCGCAGAACGGCAACCGCGCCCGCATGGAGGCGCTGTCCATGCACCGCATGGCTACGGCCGCTCCAGGCTCCCCAGAGAGCTACGGCTTCCAGGGCGAAGAGGCCAAGGCGATCGAAGAGAACACCCGCCTGATCAAGGCGATGGGCGCTCAGCGCACGGCCTCACGGCGAACCGCTGCGACCGGCGGAGGCGGCGACGTCTTCGCGGCGATGCCGCGCTTCTACGACCCCATGGAGTACTGGGACCTCACCGGTCTGCCGTGGAACATGGCCGACGAGGGTCACCGGCACAAGCTCCACAAGTGGCTGCGGCTGTACTACGCCACCCACTACCTCGTCCCGATCCTCATCGACATCTTCACTCGGTTCCCGCTGGTGGGGATGGAACTGAAGTGCAAGGACAAGAGTCTCACGAACTTCTACGAGGACCTCTTCATCGAGCAACTCGACTACCCCGAGTTCCTCGTCCAGCTAGGCCGCGAGTTCTGGCTCTGCGGCGAGGCGTTCCCGATGGGGTCCTTCGACGAGGACCTCGGCATCTGGGAGCGCGAGGAACTGCTGAACCCCGAGGACATCGTCGTGGAGAACTTCCCTCTCCTCGGCTCTCAGCAACTGAAGATCGTCCCGCCGGACTACCTGAAGAAGCTCGCGCAGACCAAGCAGCCCGCACGTGAGTTCCGCATGCTGGAGATGAACTTCCCCGAACTCATCCCCTACCTGCGCAAGAACGAGCACATCCCGATCTCCGGGGTCCTGCTCAAGCAGGTCGCCAACCGGTTGACCTCATGGGACGACCACGGCACCCCGATCCTCCTGCGCGGCCTACGCACGCTCATCCACGAGGAGAAGCTCACCGCCTCCCAGGACGCCGTCGCTGAGCGCCTCTACTCCCCCCTCATCCTCGCCAAGCTCGGCGTCATGGACCTCGGCGACGGTCAGGGTCCCTGGATCCCGTCGCCGGACGAACTAGACGCCTTCCGTGACGACATGGACGTGGCGCTGTCCTCGGACTTCCGCCTCCTCGTCCACAACTTCGGCCTGGATGTCACCAGCGTCTTCGGTCGCGAGCAGATGCCTCGCCTCGGCGACGACTTCGACCGGATCGAGCGACGCATCATGCAGATCTTCGGGGTCAACCCGTCGCTGCTGTCGGCCGGATCCAACTCCCAGCCTTACGCCTCGTCTGCACTCCAGGCCGAGTTTCTCAACCAGATCCTGCGCACCTTCCAGGACTACCTCAAGCGCCACTTCAAGGAACGCGCGATGGTCGTCGCCGAGGCTCAAGGTCACTTCGAGTACGAGGTCCGTGGCTCCACTCGCGTGCCGGTCATGGAGCAGGTCGTCGTGTTCGACGACGACGGCAACAAGCGCATCGAGGAGCGCAACAAGCTCCTCGTCCCCTCCCTGGAGTTCGCCACGCTCGACCTTCGCGACGAGGCCACCGAGCGCCAGTTCCTTCAGACCCTCCGCGGCATGGGCGTCCAGATCCCGGACTCCAAGCTCATGATCGGCTTCGACGTCGAGTTCGAGGACATGATCGACGAGTACGACGAGGAACTCGTCATCAAGACGATCAAGCAGCAGCAGGCCAAGGTCAAGGCGTACAACGCGCTCGCCACTGCGGGCCTCCCGATCCCGCCCGACCTCAAGGCGGAGGTCGAGGCGTCCGGCCAGCTTGCAGCAAGCCCCGCTGGCGGCGCCGGAGGCGCAGGCGGCCCAGGAGGTCTCCCGGCCATGCCAGGGGGCGCAGGCGGTCCCGGAGGACCCCCTGGCGGGGCTCCAGGCGGCGGTGGTCCAGGCGGCGGCCCAGGCGAGTCGATCGTCATGCCTCCGCCCCCGGCCGGACTCGGCGGGGCACCAGGACCGGGAGCGGCTGTTCCCGGCGGCGGTCCTCCGGCCATCGCGGGCATGGAAGGCGGCCCCGCGGGCAGCGTCCCGCAGGTCTCCAACGAGCGGCGTCCCGGCCTCAACTACGGCAGCAAGGTATCCAACTCTGCACCGTTGTCGACAACTCAGCAGAGTTCTGCTACTGTGGACTCACATGAAGAGCGACGCGGGGGCATTCACACAGTGGAACACCGCGAAGACGATGTGCTGATCAAGCTCCCTAAGGCGAGCACCCCCAAGAAGTACAAGATCCTCGATCCCGACGCGGAGCCACTGGATGACACAGAACCACACGATGAGTCCGCTTGACAAGTACCGCGGGCAGGTAGAGAACCTCCTATCGCAGAACAAGTCGTACCAGGAGATCTCCGACCACCTCGCGGAGTTTGGACTCGTCACCACGCGGCACTCCATCCGGCGTGCCGTGCGACGCTGGGGCCTTTCCCGTCCTGAGGCCTCCGGCGCCCGCATCCAGGGCGACGACGCGGAACTGACCTCCAAGCCCCACGAGGGCATCCAGACCCAAGAGGAGCTACTCCAGGAGTTCGGGCTAGACCCCGAGGAGTGGGAGGTCTACGACACGACCGTCAAGAAGTGGAACGGGATGACCTCTGACAAGGCGACCGGTGACAACCGGATCGTCACGCTCAAGCAGATCGTCCTCCGCTGCCGCCGTGTCAAGGCCGCTAGCTGGGTCTACCCCGCCCGCATCCCGGGCGACTACATCGCCCCGCCGAAGCTCATCGTCAAGCCGGGCTCCGGAGTCATCCGCCGGATCGTCTTCGTCGGCGACCAGCAGGCCCCCTACCAGGACCAGAACCTTCATCGGCTCTTCTGCGAGTGGCTAGAGCACAACCAGCCCGACGAGGGCGTGCTCATCGGGGACACCCTGGACTTCCCCGACATCTCTCGCCACAACGACAACCCCGAGTGGCACGTCTCAGCCCAGGAGTGCATCGACTCCGGCTATCTGATGCTTCGCGAGTATGTCCAGTCCTCCGATCAGACGCGGTGGACCAAGCTCATCGGCAATCACGACGAGCGCATCCGCACCCGGCTGATCAACTACCAGACGCGCCTCGCGGGCCTACGTCGCGCCAAGGTCCCGGGCGAGCAGCCCGAGGAGACCGTCTTCCACATCTCCAACCTGCTGCGCCTGGACGAGCTAGGGATCAAGGTCATCGATCCCCGCGGCAACTATGACCAGGCTCAGTACAACCTCTCCCCGCATCTGGCCGCAGTCCACGGCTGGAAGGTCCGCCAAGGAGCAGGAGCCAGCGCCCTGGCCACCCTAGACCATTGCGGCTACTCCGTCGTCCACGGTCACACCCATCGTCAAGCGATCGTCCACAAGACGGCCTACGACATCGACGGTACCTCGCGCGTCCTCGCGGCGGTCGAGACCGGATGCATGTGCAAGGTGGAGAAGGGCCTCGGCTACACCCCACTTCCGGACTGGCAGAACGGCTTCGCCACGGCGTCGATCTGGCCAGACGGGACGTTCAAGCTAGAGGTGGCGACGTACACCGACGGCACCCTTTTCTACCGCGATCAGAGGTTTACGTGATGGCCGAGAAGTCCGACCGGAAGTACCCACGGCGCCGCCGCGAGGGCTACCTCCGAAAGAGCCCAGCGATCTGCGTGGTCGTCCACGACCCCGAAGGCAAGGCCCTCCCCGACGCCGTCGTCACCGACATCGTCAACACCGTCAACGAGATCTCTCTCGAACACGGCTACCTACTGAGCTTCACGCGCACCTGACATCACCCATGGCCACCACCGTCGACCAGGACTTCGCCCTCGCCAAAGCCTCCCTGCGCTCCATTGCGCGCGGCGAGGGCGAGGGCCGCCTGATCGCCAAGGACACCCTGGCGAAGCTCTACCAACTGGAGTACGAGCGTCAGGTGGCGCAGGCCGAGAAAGGCATCGGAGAATGAGCGAACCAATCGTCACAGAGATCACCGTCCACGTCGGCTTCGAGGGGATGGTCCAGGTCGTCAAGTACGAGTACAACGAGCACTACGCGACCCACCGCAGTCAGACCTACACGGGCCAATGGACCGAGGCGGAGGCTCAGGCCTTCTACGACGAAAAGTACCGCGAGATCTACGCCGACCAGGAGGCCAAGGCCGAGGCCGAGGTCAAGCGCCTAGAGGACATGCGAGACAGCCTCGTCTGATGCCCCGCTATGCGCTTGACGGCTCACTGGACTTCGCGTTCGAAGCCGACGGAGACGAGGACGCCCGGGTCAAGACCGACCGGATCGCGCAACTCATGGTCGATGCGGTTCGCGAGGAGATCCTCATCGAGCAGTCGGCTCTCCAGATCCGCTCCACGCGCATGGGTCCCCGTGTCAAGCCGCTGTCGATCCTCGACCTCGACAGGCCCGGCCTGTGACCCCCTTCGAGAACTTCCTCGACCAGATCGGTCGAGTGTTGAGAGCAGTACGAGACCTAGTGAACTACCTAAGGAAGTTAGTCAAGTGAGTTGCCCCTGCTGCGCCCCGTACCCCACCGAGCACGAGGTCGAGCCCGACGTCGACGCCGTCGAAGTCCCCCTCTCGACCCTCATCGAGGTCGACGCGTGCCTCGGCCTACTGAACCTCGCCGACAACGAGGAGATCGAGGACCACCTGCGCATCGATGCCTACAAGGCCGTCCTCGCCCACCTCAAGCCGGAGATCTTCTAGACCATGCTGATCGGACTGACCGGCGTGATGGGATCGGGGAAGGATGCGACCGGTCAGTTCATCATCGACTACGTCCAGAACCTGCGTATGCGCGCTCGACGCGACGCGTTCGCGGACCGCCTGAAGATCTCAGCGGCCAAGGCCATCGGCTTCGAACTGGCCGACGACGCCGAGTGCATCTCACTCATGAACGAGATGAAGGTCAACGGCGAGATCACCGTGCGCATCCCGCGGGACGAGCAGTACACCGCCCCGTACGAGCACACGATCTCCGGCCGCTCGTTCCTCCAGTACTACGGCACCGAGGCTCACCGCGACGTCTTCGGCCACGACTTTTGGGTTGACGCAGTCCTGAACCGCTACGACATCCGAGAGGTGCTCGTCATCACCGACGTGCGCTTCGACAACGAGGCTCAGGCTGTCCGCGACAAGGGCGGCGTCATCTGGGAGATCAAGCGTCCCGGCATCCGCACAGCCCACGCGCACCCCTCAGAACAGGGCGTGGACTCTGACCTCATCGACCAGGTGATCGTCAACGACGGCACCCTCGACGACCTCAAGGCCAAGGCCGCGACCCTCGTCGAGCAGAAGCTGACCGGATACGTGAGGACCTGATGGCACGCATCGCTGTCGACATCGACGACACCCTCAACTCCTTCACCGGGCTGGCCCCCCAGGTCATCGCCACGCGGGCCAAGAAGACCGGCAAGAAGATCTACGAGGTCGCCGCCTACACCCCCTGGGACGAGTGGCGCACCCCGGCCGACCTCCTCGGCATGGACCTCTG